CGACAAGGAAAGTATAGAGCCACTTAATAACGGAGATGGTCTCGCAACTATCTCCAAATGGCTAGAGGAGCCATAATCCTCTTTAACGAGATAGTTCAATGGCTGATACAACCACAACAGAAGTCCCGGCCGCGGTGGCGAATTTTTACGATCGCTCTCTGCTCAAGGCCGCACGACCTCTGTTAGTTCACCTGAAATGGGGACAGGTTAGAGATCTCCCAAGGAATCAATCCTCTGTGATTCGATTCCGCCGATATACGTTGCTCACGGCAAATACCACTTCTCTATCAGAAGGAGTTACTCCTTCCGGTACGGCATTGGCAATTACCAACGTTGATGCAACGATCGCACAGTACGGTGATTATGTTACCCTCACCGACTTTCTTCAATTTACTACCCTAGATCCGATCTTGACCGAGACTGCTGACCTTTTGGGTCAACAGGCAGGTAACTCGCTTGATCAGATTGCTCGAGATGTCATGGTCGCAGGTTCGACTATTCAATACGCATCCACGGCGTCTTCTACTGCTACGGTTACTGCTTCTATGAAGCTTACCCGTCAGGAAGTTCGAGAGGCGGTCCGGACTCTACAAGGTAACGATGCAAAAAAGATTACTCGCATGGTGAATCCGGCTACCGGGTTCAATACTTCGCCAATCAACGCCGCTTATGTTGGTATTATTTCTCACAATACTCTTTTCGATCTCAAAAACGAGACCGGCTGGATTCCTGTCGAGGAATACTCCAATCCGGGTAGTGCTATGGAGGGTGAAGTCGGTGCAATGGATGACGTTCGTTTCGTGATGACTACGAATGCTTCCACTACTTCTTCCACGGTTACGGTTCACAGAACGATGATTCTCGCCGCAGAATATTACGGCATTTCTCGCATTTCCGGTGAAGCGATGAAGAACATAATCAAGCCTCTCGGATCTGCCGGTTCTGCCGATCCTCTTGACCAGCGCTCAACTTCCGGTTGGAAGGCAACATTCGTTTGCAAGCGCCTCAATGAGAACTTCTGTGTTCGCATCGAACACGCGGTATCGTCCTAATCCTATTATTGATTAACAACACTGATTAAACACTCACGCTATGGCTAAAAAGCAAGACCTCATCGATAAACTCACCGAACTCGGAGTAGAACTTACGGGTGATGAGTTAGTCTCCGAACTTGAAGTTCTCCTCGAGGAGAACGAAAAGATTGAGAAGGATGAAGACGCTGATACTGGTGGTGAAGATGGTGATCGCATCAAACCGGAACCTGAAAAGGAACTGGAAGTAGAAGATGGCGGCGACTATCTACGCAAGTATCAATATAAGAAGGTCAACGACCAGCCGACTGTTGGTGGCGTCCTGACTGATCCAGACAGGGGGAGCAAGGCAGAGAGGATGAAGACATCTCTCTTGGCACAGCCGAGAGTTCGTATCCTCGTCCCTCGCGCTCCGGGTGAACATGGTGAAGTTCTGATGACGGTCAACCTTAATGGTTATCGTCTCGACTTCCCCAAGAACACTTACATTGAGCTTCCGGAGCAAGTCGCCCAAGTCATTATGGATTCACAGAAGCAGACTGATGTCGCGCTTCAAGCGTTCCGTATTGACTCGGATAAGGCAAAGACGGAAGCGCTGGGCTAGATTATTAAGTTTCCTTAACACTTCACCGACGAAAGTCTCGCAAGAGAACGAAAGTGGCGAAGTTAAAATCGAATGGCTGTCACAAGCACACAAGTAAAAAACTCCGCATCTGTAGTACAGATCGCGGTCGGTCGCTACCTATCTTCGGATACTGCGGCCGCGTTCACCATCACTACAGGGTTCAAACCTTTGTATGTGAAAGTGATCAATGTTACCGCCGCATCAACCGGTCTTAACTGGGTTGAGTGGTATCACGGAATGGCCGCCGCTTCGGCCATCAAAGTAGACGATCAGGGTACTTCGGAAGCTGGCGTCACTTTGATTACCACCCTTGGCATCACACAGCTTTCCTACGGCTTTACGGTAGGACTGGACACTGACCTCAATGTAATAAGTGAGCAGTTGTCTTGGATTGCAATAGGTTAGTCGCTTAAAAGTCTCTCTCAAAATCGTATCCGGTAGTGCCGAGAGACACACTTAACAACCGGATGCTCAAACACAATGGGTAAGTTCCAAGAAGATATCGCTGACGCTGTTCGAGTCGCGGTATTGGATGACATAATTCGATCGAACGTCTACACCAACGGAGAAATCTTTTGGGTAGTAGAAGATTCTGATACTGATTACAACATTCTGACTCAAAGGTATGGAAATAAAAATGTCTTTACGACTCTCAATGAGGCCTATGCGGCTGTCACGACGAATCGAAACGACGTTATCTTCCTTAGTGGTAATACCACACATGCCTTGTCTTCAGGACTCGAATGGACAAAGAATCGCGTTCACGTTATCGGTCTTGATGGTGGAGATCGTTTAGTTCAACAGGGAGCCAAGGTTCAAACGGCTACCGCTGAAACCGATCAATATGTCATTAAGGTTACCGGCGTTCGCAATAGCTTTAGGAACATCAAGTTCATTCAAGCCGGCACGGATGCTACTGCTCTGACCGTCTTGGAGGAAGGAGGTGAGGGGAATCTATACGATCACTGCACGTTCACGTTCGGTGTCGTAAGTAACTTGGACCTAACTACTGCTACGGAAGTGATTTGTGGCTCTGATTCCGCGACATTCAAGCATTGTTTGTTTGGAACGGAAACCTTGCTGACAAGCGCGGCTCGTGTCGTATTTACGATTGATCAGGTAACAGCTTCGCAAGAGTTCAAATCGAACATTTTGGAAGATTGTACATTCATGATCTCTTCGTCTTCGGCGACAGCTCTCTTGGTTAAGGTTGTGGCTACTTCAGATGTCTTGCTCACTAATCTATTCAAGAACTGCATCTTTATGGCCTCGGTTGATTCCGCAGGAGGAGTATTGATTACTAATGCTGTCTCTAGTGTTAGTGGGCTGGTGAAGGGTACGGTCAATTTCTACAATCCGGCCGCCTTCAATGTTACGAACTTCTGCACTACTTCTGATCAGTTTATGGTTCTCGGTCCCGGTATGGATGGTACTACTCCAGCCGCTAAGATTGGTATCGGTCTGACACCTTCTTAATTCGCTGGTTTCTCGGAGAAGTGGAGTCTTATTTTTTCCTCCACTTCTCACAGAAGCCAAGGAATGGGCTTCATGGATTATAAGTAAATAAAAATAGAATGACTTTATCAAAACAAAGTAAAAACATCCTGACACTTTTTGCCATTGCCTCGGTGCTTGCATTGGCAGTAGCTTGGTCGTCTGTGGTGTATGCGCGTATTTCTTCTCCTCGCGGAGATGAAATTGTCGCTGATGCAGAGAGTATAGATGTGGTTATGTCTCGACTCTGGCTTCCAAATCAGTCGGTCGCTTCGTCTACTGTTTTAGTTGATCTTTCCGAAGCCGCCAGTTTTAAGCACCCAAACGCTAATTCCGGAAGTGTGGATGTTACTAAGATCAGAGTTGATTGGTCTACCAATGTCGCCGCTTCCACTACGTTAAAGTTCGGTGTCATTGCTTCCACTTCTCCATCTGGCGCGGTTCAGGATATTTTCTGGTTTGACACTGTCCGCTTCGATAGCGGCGTTTTGCTTGCCGGCCACAACGGTCAAGGGGGCATGAACCAGTTCACAGTCCTCGATTACTCTCCAGCTACCTTGCGGACCAGAATCTCAAGCGCTTCATCTACTGACTTCATTACTGGCGACATCTCTTACGCCACGAGTCAGTTTGCAACCACCACTGCTCTCACCTCCCCTCTAGGAGTGAATACGACAACTCCGGGTGTAGGGGATGTTGTGATGAAAATCTTCGACCAGTCCGGTAATGCCACTACTTCGGTTTCGACCTTCTACAAAGTAACTGAATAAAAATAATGCGAATGAGAAGCTACAACATCTCAAACATTCAACCGCTCTGTCGTCCATGCAATAGCCGCAAGCACACCCAGATTATTAGTTTTCTTCCACAAGAAGAAATAACAATACTAACGTGACCGGAACGCAACTAGCCGCATTGATCCGTTATAAGACTAAAACAAATAGTACGACTTTTTCTGATTCTGATATGTTGCCACTCGTCAACACTTTCAAGGATGAGATCGCTTCTATGATTGTGGAAAGAAATAACGGGATGTTTCTCGTCCCTTCTACTTTTAACCTTGTAGCGAGTTCAACTTCTCGCGAGTATGGTTTGCCAGACGATCTTCTAAATCGGATGCACAAGGTGGAATTAAAGTTCACCTCAACTGCTTCTCGATTTCCTTCCACCTATATCAAAGACTGGAAAGGTTCGGAAACAGAAAGTGAAATAGTAAAGTATTTCACCAATAGCGAGGGAGGATTCGCGCACACCATTCGTAGGCGCGCGCTTCTTATTCTCTCCGGTACTATCATTGCCGTAACAAGTGGGGGCCGACTCTGGTA